CTCAAAAATATCCCCGCGGGGCATTTTCCCACAAAGTTTTCACTTTTTGCTCGGGGAAACTAGGCGGAAAGGAGCTGTAACCATATGAGTTCTAAGCAAAGGCCGGCGACAACTCCTGAGGCCCGCGAGAACCAGCTTGCTGCAGCGGCCTACGCACTGGCTGAGAAGCAACTTTTGGAGGGTACAGCCTCTGCTCAGGTCATCAGCCACTTTCTGAAGTCAGGTTCATCGCGAGAGAAGCTGGAATTGGAGCGACTGCGTCGTGAGAACGAACTTCTGAAAGCCAAGTCGGATGCAATGGCTTCGGCTCAGGAAGTTGCGGAGCTCTACACGAATGCTCTGGACGCGATGCGGTCCTACAAGGGCATGACTCCGGAGGAGGCCTTCGATGATTAGGACTTATTCTGATCTGAGACGGCTAGCGACTTTTGAAGATCGGTTTCACTACTTGTCACTCAAGGGCACTGTCGGACAATCGACCTTTGGGTTCGATCGCTACATCAACCAACGTTTCTACACGTCGAAGCAGTGGCGAGACATTCGTCATGAGATCATCGTGCGGGACAACGGTTGCGATCTGGCGTCAGATGGACACGAGGTTGTCAGTCGACTTATCATCCATCATCTGAATCCGATGGCAGCGATCGATATTACGAGCGGGGGCTCGGGCATCCTCGATCCAGAGTTCTTGATCACAACAACACACCAAACCCACAACGCCATTCACTATGGCGACGAAAGTCTCCTCGCGCGCCCGCGCTTAGAAAGACGTCCAGGAGACACGAAGATGTGGTAATCGAAAGGAGAGCAAGCGTATGACGAATTCTCAGAACGGATGGCCGGCCAGTTCCGACCCGAAGCAGATCGATGTCGTCTCGTTCAAGGTCGGCTCCGTGTCGTTCCCGAACGGTGTCAAGGCCGGCGACGTCCACACGGTCCTAAACTACGTCGCGACTCAGTTCGGCAAGACTGTCGAGAAGCTGATGTCACCAGGATGTTGGGGCTACGACTACAAGAAGATCGACGGCAGCAACAGTCTGAGCAACCACTCGTCAGGTACCGCGATCGATCTCAACGCTCCGCACCATCCGATGGGTTCGAGCGGAACGTTCGGCACCAAGGCGAAGACCGCCATCCACAAGATCATCGCTGATTGCGATGGAGTCGTCAAGTGGGGCGGAGACTACACCGGTCGTAAGGATGAGATGCACTTCGAGATCGTCGGCAACGCTGCTGCGGTCAAGAAGCTCGCCGATAAACTCGGTGGTAGCACGTCGACTCCGCCGGCGTCGAACAAGTTGCTCGTCGATGGGGTGCTCGGTAAGAATACGATCACTCGTTGGCAGCAGGTCATGAAGACTCCGGTTGACGGCGTCATCTCCGACCCGAGCGATCTCGTCAAGGCTGTTCAGGAAGAACTGAACAAGAAGCTCGACGGTACCGACCTTGTCGTCGACGGCGAAGGTATCAACCAGGACGACAAGATCACCAAGACGGTTACGGCTTTGCAGAAGTACCTCGGCACTCCGGTCGATGGCAAGTTGTCTCTTCCGGTTTCCGATGCAGTCAAGGCGCTTCAGACCAAGCTCAACGCCGGCAGCTTCTAACCGACGAGGTAGGTGTTCCACGTGACTGCTCTATCAATCCTCACCAGTACTAAGAAGGCTCTCGGGCTCGCTGACGAGTACGTTGCATACGATCCCGATATCCTGATGTTCATCAATACTGCGTTCTCGACGCTTAACCAGCTGGGCCTAGGTCCTGAAGAGGGTTTTGCAATCGTGGACAAAGAGGCCACGTGGGATGCCTTCTTCACCGACTTGCGATTGAACGGAATCCAAACCTACGTTTACCTTCGGGTTCGAAATCTGTTTGATCCACCGACGACGTCATATCTCATCGAGGCCATGGACAAGCAACGTCAAGAACTAGAAAGTCGGCTCAACCTTGTAAGGGAAGGTGACTCATGGGTGGACCCATTCCTGCCGACACCCTAACCCACCATGGAGTTAAGGGTCAGAAGTGGGGCGTTCGTCGTGCTGACAAAAAGTTCGAACGGAAAGCAAATTCCCTGCGTAACGTCATCAAGATCAACAATGTTGCGGCTGCATATTCCAACGAGCACGATCTAGATCGAATCAACAACAAACCCGAATACAAGAATGAAGATTTCCGGCAACCGTCGGCTCTTCGGACCAAGTACTACGCAGAACATGCTGCAGCCTTCGGGAACGCGTTGGAAAAAGCAGCTAAAGGATTGGGTACGAATGCCTCAGGCACCAAGAGGTATACGGTCCTTGTCCATGATGACGGCAGTTGGGTAGTTGCAACAACCGATGTCAAACACGATGACGTCGTCGCAATCATCAAACCGAAGTTCAACAAGACTGGTCATATTGTCGGACTGATGGTGGTCCACAACAGCATGGCTCAAGGCGAAGAGATGGTTGAGGACATCCTCGCGCATTTCGGCGTCAAGGGCATGCACTGGGGCCGGCGTAATAAGTCTTCTGAAGTCGAAATTAGCGCTAAGCCGGGACGATCTCTCAAGACTTCTGGCGGTCACGCTCATCCGGCCTCAGAAGACGCACATCGCGTCGCTACTTCTAAGCAGATTGCGAAGAAGAGTAGTACCGATGCACTCTCCACTAAGCAACTCCAAGAGATGGTCACTCGGATGAATTTGGAGCAGCAATACAACAAGCTCCGTCCACCGACTAAAGCTGAAGCGGCTACAAGTTTCCTTACTAAGGCTCTAGTCGAGGTCGGGAAACAGCAAATCAACAAGGCAGTTAGCGATGGTGCGGCAAAACTAGTCGGTGCGGCAATCAAGAAGGTCGCGAAAGCCGCTGTTAAAACCGCAGTCACCGAAGCTGTAGCATAAGAAGGGAGGGTTGGCGATGACGTTATCAAACAGAGCGACACCGATCTACTATGGTCAGTTTCGTGACGCGGTAATCCGTGGTGAGATTCCTGTAAACCGGGAAATCGCGATGGAGATGAACCGCATTGATGCGCTCATCGCCAACCCGAACATCTACTACGACGATCAAGCTGTCGAAGGCTTTGTTCGTTACTGTGAGCACGAACTTACGCTGACGGATGGCAGCGACATGCATCTTCTTCCCACATTCAAGTTGTGGGCGGAGCAGATTTTCGGTTGGTACTACTTCGTAGACCGCCAGATCTATCAACCATCCAAAGACAATCACGGTGGACATTACGTCACCAAGACAATCAAGAAGCGGTTGACTGTCAAGCAGTATCTGATTGTCGCTCGAGGCGCAGCCAAGTCCATGTATGCCGAATGCATCCAGAGTTACTTCTTGAATGTAGACACGGCCACTACACATCAGATCACAACTGCTCCTACGATGAAACAAGCCGACGAAGTCATGTCGCCATTCAGAACTGCCGTCACAAGAGCTCGTGGTCCGCTCTTCAAGTTCTTGACTGCCGGCTCACTGCAGAACACAACTGGATCTAGAGCCAATCGGCCTCAGTTGGCGTCGACTAAGAAGGGTATCGAGAACTTCCTGACCGGATCTCTACTTGAAGTTCGTCCTATGACGATCGCCAAGCTTCAGGGGCTCCGTCCGAAGATCTCTACCATCGACGAATGGTTGTCGGGGGACATTCGAGAAGACGTTGTTGGCGCAGTTGAGCAAGGTGCGTCAAAGATGGAGGATTACTTGATCGTTGCCATCAGTTCCGAAGGGACTGTCCGTAACGGTTCAGGTGATACCATCAAAATGGAACTAGCAACCATCCTCCGCGGAGAGTACAAGGCTCCGCACATTTCGATCTGGCATTACAAGCTAGACGAGATCGAGGAGGTTGCTGATCCAGCGATGTGGCCGAAGGCTCAGCCGAACATTGGGCTGACTGTTAGCTACGAAACTTACCAACTCGATGTGGAGCGTGCTGAGAAAGCACCAGCGTCTAGGAACGACATCCTCGCTAAGAGGTTCGGCATTCCGATGGAAGGCTACACCTACTTCTTTACATACGAAGACACTCTACCGCACAACCGTAGAGATTTCTGGCAGATGCCGTGTTCGCTAGGAGCTGACCTTTCACAAGGTGACGACTTCTGTGCGTTCACGTTCCTCTTCCCATTGAAGTACGGTTTCGGAGTGAAGACTCGAAGCTACATCACGTCATTGACTTTGTCGAAGTTGCCTAGCGCAATGCGACAGAAGTACGACGAGTTCCTTCGTGAGAATAGTCTGCACGTTCTCGAGGGAACGATCCTCGACATGATGGAGGTCTACGACGATCTCGAGCATCATATCGAGGAGAAAAAGTACGATGTTCGTACACTTGGATTCGACCCCTACAATGCCAAAGAATTCGTTGCTCGCTACGAGATGGAGAACGGACCATTCGGCGTACTCAAGGTGATCCAGGGCGCTAAGACCGAATCAGTTCCGCTAGGTGAGCTCAAGAAGTTGAGTGAAGAACGACTACTCTTCTTCGACGAGGCTCTCATGACCTTCGCGATGGGTAATGCCATTACCATGGAGGACACTAACGGGAACCGTAAGCTTCTAAAGAAACGTCAGGATGAGAAGATCGACAACGTGTCCGCTTTGATGGACGCCTACGTCGCATACAAAGCAAACAAGGAGGCGTTCGAATGACAATGATCACCGGACACGAGAAGCCCGATCTGGCAGACATCGAGCATTTCGGTGTAGCAGGAATGAAGTGGGGCGTTCGTCGAGGTAAGAGCACTACCGGTTTGAGCCGGTTCAGTGGGGCCAAGGTTCAAGCCAATGACCGGGCTGTTCGCGCGCGCACGCGCGTAAAGGGCAGCGTCGTCGGTAAGATCCCCGGCGTGAAGAAGCACGAGGATAAGCAGATCGCTAAACTCGCAGCTTCGACCGCTCGCATCAACGCTGGCCACAAGAAGGTTCAGGATATTCTGAACATCCACAGCACCGTGGGTATCTCCGATCTTCTGTTCACCAAGACCCCAAATCCCAAGAAGAAGTAACCGAGCCCTCTCGACTAGACAGAAAGGAGGTGACTCATGGGGAAAATCGCAACTCAGTTGAAGCACGCGTGGAACGCATTCACGAATCAGGATCTCAGTCAGCGTATTCATACGTTTGGTGGTGGCGCTAGTTATGGCGGCCGCTCTGATCGACTGCGGTTCTCATATTCCAACGAGCGTTCCATCATCGCCTCAATCTATACGCGTCTTGGGATTGACGTGGCCGCGGTCGAACTCAGACACGTTCGTTTGGATGACGAAGATCAGTATGTCGAGACGATCGATGACGGTCTAAACCAATGCATTACGGTAGAAGCCAACATCGACCAAGGTGGAACTGCTTTCCGCCAAGATATTGCGATGACTCTCTTCGACAAGGGCGTTGTTGCGATCGTTCCAGTGGATACGACGTTGAATCCTTCGATCTCAGGTTCCTACGACATCAACACGATGCGCGTTGGCGAGATCGTTGCGTGGTACCCACGACACGTTCGTGTCAATCTGTACAACGACGTCAAAGGCGTTCGTGAGGAGCTCACTCTCGAGAAGAAGTATGTCGCGATTGTGGAGAACCCTCTGTACTCAGTGATGAACGAGCCGAACTCAACTCTGCGACGATTAATCCATAAGCTCAACCTCTTGGATGTCGTCGATGAACAGTCAAGCTCGGGCAAACTCGATCTACTTCTCCAACTTCCATTCGTTGTTAAGTCCGAGGCCCGTCGGGATCAGGCAAAGCAGCGATTGACTGACATTGAGTTCCAGCTTCAAGGCAGCAAGCACGGCATCGCCTATGTGGACGCTACCGAGAAGATCACTCAGCTGAACCGACCGGTCGAGAATGGTCTACTCGCTCAGATCACCACGTTGACTACTTTGCTCTATAGCCAACTAGGTCTGACTGATGAGATCATGAATGGCACGGCCGATGAAGCCACCATGCTGAACTACATGAATCGTACAATCATGCCGATTACCGAAGCGATCGTCGAAGCCATGAAGCGAACCTTCCTGACTAAGACTGCTCGATCGCAGAAGCAATCGATAGCGTCCTTCTACGATCCGTTCAAGTTTGTGCCGATTGCTCAGATCGCGGACATCGCGGACAAGTTCAGTCGTAACAAGATCCTTTCTGCCAACGAACTACGGGCCAAGATCGGCGTTAAGCCTTCTAAGGATCCGGAAGCCAGTAAACTGGTAAACAGCAACATGCCGCAACCGGGTCCGTCGGATCCGAACCAAGCACCACCAACACAAACGGAAGGAGACGGTCAAAATGGGAGTAACCAAGGCTGATTTCAGCGGTTACGCCACGAAGGTCGGTCTCAAGTGCTCCGACGGACGAACCATCATGCCCGACGCGTTCAAGGACATGGACGGCAAAACGGTTCCGCTTGTTTGGCAGCATACGCACGACGAGCCCTCCAACATTCTCGGCCACGCAGTGTTCGAAGCTCGTGATGACGGCCTGTACTCCTACGGCTTCTTCAACGAGACGCCGGCTGGACTCACCGCCAAGGCCTTGGTTCACCACAAGGACATCACGGCGCTGTCGATCTGGGCGAACAAGCTGCTTGAGCGCAGCGGCCAGGTCTTCCACGGCATCGTTCGGGAACTCAGCCTGGTTCTTTCAGGTGCAAACCCGGGGGCGTTCATCGACAACGTCAATCTCGAGCATGGTGACGGAACTACGTCGCGTCTCGACGACGAGGTCGTCATCTCTATCGGTGAGCAGGAACTCGACTTCGAACTCGAGCACGCTGACTCCACGGATTCCTCAGGCCCGACCGTCCAGGACATCTACGACGGTATGTCGCCCGAGGAGAAGGCCGTCGTCCACTACATGGTCGGCGTAGCACTTGAAGGTCAGGGAGATTCCGCATCGCATTCGGATCTGGACGACGCTGACGAAGACAACGACGAGGCCGACGACGAGGACAACCTCGCTCATCAGGAAGGAACCAACGTGACACGGAACGTCTTTGACCAGATCGCCGGCGCGTCAACCCAGGAGCGTCAGCACCTGACCCGCGACCAGATCAAGACCATCATCGCCGACGGCAAGCGGCTGGGCTCTCTGAAGGAAGCCTTCCTCGCGCACGTCGACGACTATGGCATCCAGAACATCGACTACCTCTTCCCAGACGCCAAGACGATCGCCGATTCCCCGGAATTCGTTAGCCGGCGGATGGAGTGGGTGACCACGGTCATCAACGGCTCCAAGCACACCCCATTCTCCCGCATCAAGAGCATTTCGGCAGACATCACGCTCGACACCGCCCGCGCCAAGGGTTACGTCAAGACGACGATGAAGAAGGAAGAGTTCTTCGCTCTGTCGAAGCGTGTCACCACGCCGACGACCATCTACAAGAAGCAGAAGCTTGACCGTGATGACATCATCGATATCACGGACCTGGACGTCGTGGCTTGGCTCAAGGCTGAAATGCGCGTCATGCTCGACGAGGAAATCGCCCGTGCCGGCCTGCTCGGCGACGGTCGTGAGGTTGACGACGAGGACAAGATCCCCGAGGCTAACATCCGCCCCATCGCGTACGACGACGACTTCTACGCACACCAGGTCACGATCCCGGCCAACACGGTTGGTGACTCGCTGGTCGAGGCTATCGTTCGCGCGCGTCCGTTCTACCGCGGTGCCGGCAACCCGACGATGTTCTGCACCGAGGACTTCCTCACGGACCTGCTCCTGATCAAGGACGCAGTTCAGCGCCGGATCTACCCGACGGCAACGGACCTCGCGGCAGCTCTGCGGGTTTCCAACATCGTCACGGTTCCGGTCATGGAGGATCTGACTACGGACGGCGGAGACCTTCTCTGCATCCTGGTCAACATGTCCGATTACACCTTCGGCTCAGACCAGGGCGGTCAGGTGTCGATGTTCGATGACTTCGACATCGACTACAACCAGTACAAGTACCTGATCGAGGGCCGCATGTCGGGCGCTCTGACCAAGTACAAGACGGCTCTCGTGTTCTCGCGTGGCGCCGGCACTCTGGTTGCTGCCGTGACCGCTCCGACCTTCGTTACGAGCACGGGCGTCGCAACCCTGCCCGCGGTGACCGGTGTCGTCTGGAAGATGGACGGCGTTACCAAGTCGTCTGGTGCTCAGACCGCAATCGCGGCCGGTGCGACCACCGTGGTGACGGCAGAACCCGCTTCGGGTTACTACTTCCACCACAACATCCTCACCGACTGGACGTTCACTCGCGACGCGTAAGGATGGTAGATGGCAAAGTTCTTCGGTGCCATCGGCTACGGCGAACCTATTCTGACAGCACCTGGTGTCTGGACGAATGATATTGTCGAGTTTAATTACTACGGTGATATCACTCGTCTAGCTACTAAGAACCAGGCGGGGGATCAGGTTAACGACGATCTTATTCCCCAGCATCAGATCAGTATCGTCGCAGACGCATACGCCAACGAACATTTTTATGCCATTCGCTATGTCAGCTGGGCGGGGACGTTGTGGACTGTCTCGACGGTCGAAGTACAACGTCCCCGCCTTCTGTTGAGGTTGGGAGGTGTCTATAATGGACCGAAGGCCCCTCCTCCAGGCTAGCCTCGAGGCTCTTCTGGGTAGTGCGTATGTATATTTCCAACCTCCTAGCAATGTGCAGATGCAGTACCCGTGCATAGTCTATCAACGAGACCTCGCGCGGACTGGGTTCGCTGACGATATTCCGTATCGCTACACACAGCGATACCAGGTGACCGTAATTGCTCTGGATCCGGATAACGATATTCGGGGCAAGGTCGCGGCTTTGCCGTTATGCGCCTACAGTAGGGGCTTTGCGGCGAACGATCTCAACCACGACGTCTATGAACTATATTACTAAGGAGTGCACATGACCAAGCTTGCTTGGGACCAGACTGGCGCACGTCTCTACGAGACTGGTGTCAATCAGGGCGTTCTCTACATTCCGGACGGATCCGGCGTGTACAGCGATGGTTATGCTTGGAACGGTCTGACGACCGTCACCGAGTCGCCATCAGGCGCGGAAGCAAACCCGCAGTACGCGGACAACATCAAGTACCTCAACCTCATCTCGGCGGAGCAGTTCGGCGCTACGGTGGAGGCTTTCACCTTCCCGGCCGAGTTCGCGCAGTGTGATGGTACGGCTACGCCGACTCCCGGCGTCTCTCTCGGCCAGCAGTCCCGCAAGACGTTCGGTCTGTGCTACAAGACCCGGCTCGGCAACGATCTTCTGGGTACGGACTACGGTTACAAGCTGCACCTAGTCTACGGCGCGACCGCGGCCCCGTCTGAGAAGGCGTACGCCACGATCAATGACTCACCTGAGGCCCTCTCGTTCAGCTGGGAGCTCACCACCACTCCGGTGGACGTCCCGGGTTTCAAGCCGACCGCCAGCATGACCATCGACTCGACGCTTGTCGACGCCGACGCTCTGGCCACTCTCGAGGATGTCCTCTACGGTACCGAAGGTCAGGACCCGCGTCTGCCGTTGCCGGCCGAGGTCATCGCTCAGTTCGCTGACACCGTCACCGAGGTCACCCCGGCCAAGCCGTCGTTTGCGGCGAACGTCATCACGATCCCGGTCATCACCGGTGTCACCTACAAGATCGATGGCGTTACCAAGACCGGTACCGTCACGATCACCGAAGACGTCATCGTCAACGCCGTTCCTGTCTCGGGCTACAAGTTCCCGCCCGTCACGGACACGGACTGGCTGTTCGTCTACGCCCCGTAAGTCCATTCATGAGAGGAGACCAGAGAATGCTCGAAGTTTCAGTTCCTATGTCGGAATCGTTTGACGAAGCGAACAGCGAATTCGTAATCGCTACAGTATTCGTTCTAGAGCTAGAGCATTCTCTGGTCTCACTGTCAAAATGGGAGTCTTTCTACGAAAAGCCGTTCTTGGGCAACGAGAAGAAGACTTCTGAAGAGACTCTTTGGTACATCAAGGCCATGGCTTTAGACCAAAAAGTGCCTCCGGAGGTTTTCCAGAATCTTTCCAGCGAGAACATCGATGCGATTAATACTTACATCGGTGCGAAGATGACCGCAACGTGGTTCGCTGAAGACAAGAACGCTAAACCTAATCGCGAAGTGATAACTGCTGAGCTCATGTACTACTGGATGATTGCTCTTGGGATCCCATTCGAGTGTCAGCACTGGCATTTGGAGCGACTGATAACTCTTATCAGAGTTTGCAATGTCAAGAATTCACCCAAGAAGAAGAATTCCCCAACAAGAGATTCCATCGCTCAGCGAAATGCACTCAACGAACAACGAAAAGCTCAAATGGGAACTAGCGGATGAGAGGCGGAAGTTAAATGCCAAGACTTAACTGGGGCGCCGCCGGCGCGCGTTTCTTCGAGGTTGGTGTTGATCGTGGAGTTCTATTCGTCCCAGGACAAGACGGTGTCGCCTGGTCAGGTCTAATTTCGGTTGCAGAAAAAAGCTCCGGAGGTGATCCTGACGCGTACTACGTAGATGGCGTCAAGTTCCAGAACATTCCAGCTCCGGAGGAATTCGAGGCAACTATTAACGCCTTCACTTATCCGGATCTGTTCGCTGTTTGCGATGGAACCACGCGAGTACGTCCTGGGTTGTTTATTAATCAGCAACCCCGTCAATCGTTCAGTCTTTCCTACCGGACTCGAATCGGTAATGACTTGGATGGTGTCGATCATGCCTACAAGATTCATATTGTCTACAATGCTCTGGCGGCCCCGTCAGATCGAGACAACAAGTCTCTGGGCGATTCGAGCGATCCGTCTGACTTCACTTGGGATATTACGACTCTTCCTCCGGCGGTTTCGGGATACCGACGTTCCGGACATATCGTAGTTGATTCTCGTTACGCAGGACCGAACGTTATGTCCGCTCTCGAGGATGTTATTTATGGAACAGACACCAACCCAGCCGCACTTCCGACGCTGGCCGATCTGGTCACCATATTTGACACCAACGCGACACTTACTATCACGGATAATGGCGATGGTACATTTACCGCCGAAGGCCCGAACGACGTAGTGGTCATGCTTGACTCGACACATTACTCGATCACCGCCGATTCTGTCATCGACAACGGCGACGACACATTCACGCTCAGTTCCGAATAGAGAGGAGACCTAATGGCTACCGTTGATGTATTTACTGCCGACGCAACACAAGCGATTCTGGATGGAACAATCGTCGATGCTACTATCGATGGTTCAGGTCATCTTATCCTGACGACCCACGATGGCACTCCAATCGACGCCGGAGCTATTCGCGGCTCATTCGACGCTGCTACGACTTCTGCAGCCGGCGTCGTCGAACTTGCAACAGATGCTGAGGCCATTGCAGGAACCGACGCGACTCTGGCAGTTACTCCACATGCTCTAGCTGCTGTTACCGGCCCAATGAACACCACCATATCTGGGAAACAAACAGCAGATGCGGATTTGACCACGATCGCCGGACTCACGGCTACTACAGACAATGTTATTCAGTCTGTCGGTGGATCGTGGGCCTCTCGCACGATGGCTCAGATGAAGGCTGTAATGTCCCTTGTGAAGGGTGACGTTGGTCTGGGCAATGTGGATAACACAACGGACGTTGGTAAACCTGTAAGTACGCTTCAGGCGGCCGCTGATGCTCTCAAGGCAAACATCGCAAGTCCGACGTTCACGGGCGTAGTTACTGCCCCAAAAATCGTCGGTCCACATGCGGCTTTGACAGACATTGTCGTCGACGCATCGCTTGGAAACAACTTCCGAGTGACTCTTGGTGGTAACCGGACTCTAGGTGCACCGTCAAATCTTACCGATGACCAGATCCTCACGTTCGAGATCCTGCAGGACGCAACGGGTTCTAGGACGTTGGCCTACAACGCCGTCTATGCGTTCGGAACCGATATTCCCTCTCCGACTCTGACCACGACGGCTAGTAAGCGCGACTTCCTGACGTTCAAGTATAACAGCACCGCAGGGAAGCTGTACTGCCTTGGTGTTCTAAAGGGGTACTAACATGGCAACCCCACCCACCTTAGTCGGATATACCTCCGGGGGATTTACCGGCACAACTTCTCCAAAAACAGCTAGTGTAACGGTTGCTGTTGGAGATGAGCTTGTTTGTGTCGGCACAACCGAGAACAACTCCACGACTCTGGCCACGCCAACCGGTGGAACCAGTATCACCTGGACACTCAAGGCGTCTTTGACTGGAACGAACTTAGCTCCGGTTTATATTTGGACCGCGCCAGTCACATCTGCGCAAACCTTTAGCGTCAGCGTTGGTAGAAGTAGTGGCACCGGCGAGACCGGTATGGGAGTCTTTGTCTGGCGTAATCACAATGGTGTCGGAGCGGCTAACACGGCGACCGGTACTACTGGAACTCCGTCAGTTGGTTTGACTACCACCGCGGACAACAGCGCAATCGTGACCGTTAACGGCGACTGGGAAACTGTCGATGGCTCGGCTCGTACTTGGCTAACCATCAACGGCTCCGGTCCCACGAACGATACATATGCCGCTGGATCCTCTTCTTACTATGTAGCGCATTATTCCGACGCAGGAGCTACGGGGGCAAAGACAGTGGGGATGTCTACTCCAGCAGGTCAGCATTGGCAAATCGCTGCGGTCGAAATCAAGGGCGTGGCTTCAGGAGCAGGCGTTCAGAAAAGCGGAGGATTCTTCGGCGCGATCTCGTAGAGGAGCCATAGTGATATTTGTAAAAGTACTTGGCTCCTTTGACAAGACGAATGCTTTCTTGAACTCCATGGCTAAACTCGACATCGCCGGCGTGATGGATTCTTGTGGTCGAGAAGGGGTTACTGCTCTCGAAGCGGCGACTCCTCTCGACTCGGGATTGGCAGCCCGATCGTGGTTCTACGAGGTGACTATATCTGATGGGTTGTATACCATCGCGTGGTCCAACTCAGACGTCGAGAGTGGCTTCCCAGTTGCAGTCATGCTTCAGTACGGCTACGCAACTGGCACCGGAGGTTACGTCCAAGGCAGGGACTACATCAATCCTGCTATCAAACCGATATTTGACCAAATCGCAGACAAGGTGTGGAAGGCGGTGACCTCAGCATGAGCAGTGTGGAACAACGTGTCGTTCAGATGCAGTTCGATAACAAGACGTTCGAGAGCGGTGTTAAGACGACACAAGATTCCCTTGCAGCTCTGAACAAGAGCCTCCAGCTGGAAGGGGCCACCAAAGGACTTGACGAAGTCTCGTCCAGCATCAGCCATTTCTCCCTCGCAGGAATACTCAGTGGGGTCCAGAATGTTTCCTCAAAGTTCACTGCGATGGGGATTGCTGGCGTCGCCGCCATAGCTGATATTGCCAAAAGGGCAGTTGACGCTGGCATTGAGATCACCAAATCTCTAACCATAGATCCGATCAAGGCCGGCCTCGAGAACTACGAGACCCAGATCAACGCGATCCAGACAATTCTGGCCAACACCTCGCAAGAGGGCACCAAACTCGCTGACGTGAATAAGGTTCTGGCGGTACTTAACACTTACGCCAACCAAACCGTCTACAACTTCTCTGAAATGGTTCAGAGCATTGGTACCTTCACGGCCGCCGGCGTCGATCTACAGACGTCAGCCAATGCCATTAAAGGTATCGCTAACCTGGCCGCTATATCTGGATCCAACTCGCAACAGGCCGCTACCGCGATGTACCAGCTTTCACAAGCTATCGCCGCGGGTAGTGTCAAGCTGCAGGACTGGAACTCGGTCGTCAACGCTGGTCTGGGTGGCAAGACGTTCCAGACAGCTTTGGAGAACACCGCCCGCGCCAGTGGTATCGCGATTGACAAGATCGTCAAGAAGGCCGGCAGTTTCCGTAACAGCCTGCAAGAGGGCTGGCTTACTTCGGATGTTCTGACCAAGACGCTGTCTCAGTTCACTGGTGACTTGTCTAAGGCTCAAATCGAAGCGATGGGCTTCACCAGCAAGGAAGCTGACAATATCCTGATCCTTGGTAAGACGGCCGTAGACGCCGCAACCAAGATCAAGACGATGACTCAGCTGACCTCTGCGTTGAAAGGGAAGTCGCTACCGCTTATGCCGCTATCTTCAAGACGATATTTGGCGACATCGGTGACGCAACAGTTCTCTTCAGTTCGATCCACACGTCGGTGGAAAACGCCATCACCGGCCCCATCTACGCTCTGAACACCCTACTGCAAGCGTGGGTGAAGCTGGGCGGTCGTGCGGACGCTATTGACGGCATCAAGAATGCTCTGAAGGCTGTAGGAGCGATCCTCAAACCGATTAAGGACGCATTCCGAGAGATATTTCCCCCGGCGACAGCTCAGGAATTGTTTGATCTGACCGTTGCGTTCGATAAGTTCACCAAGGGCTTGCTCATCAGTGGCTCTACGGCTGACGAGATCAAACGAACGTTCGCCGGCTTATTTGCTATCATCGATATTGGTTGGACTGTCCTTAAAGACGTAGCCAAAGTTATTGTCGATCTATTCAGTTCGGCCACAAAAGGCTCCGGAGGATTCCTCAAGGTAACAGCGGGGGTTGGCGACTTCTTCGTAGCCCTGGACAAGGCGATCAAGTCTGGTCAGGGTCTGACTGATTTCTTCGACACGCTCGAGACTGATCTAGAGAAGCCGATCGCCCTGGTTCGTAAACTCGGGGACTATATCGGCAAGTTGTTTGCAGGATTCGATCAATTCGATCCCGACAAAGCGGCTAAGGACGTCACGAAGGTTGCGTCTGCTTTGGATCCGCTCGAACTCTTGGGCAAGACTATATCCGAGGTCTGGGATCACGTAATCGATGCGATCTCAGCTGTCTGGGATGTGTTCGAGCCGATAGCAAAGAAGCTCGGTCAGTTCTTCAGTAGTCTCGGTAATTTGATTATGTCCAGCTTTGGGGACATCAATTACCAGGATGTACTGAGCACATTCAACACCGGCTTATTTGCAGGTCTACTGCTCCTGCTGAAGAAGTTCGTTTCCAAGTTCCACAGCGCCGACAAGGATCTTTCTGGTGGAGTATTCAGTTCCATCAAGGAGAGTCTCGAAGGCGTAACTAAGACGCTCAAATCAATGCAGTCGACCTTGCGGGCAACCACGCTCCTCGAGATCGCTGCAGCTCTAACCCTTCTTACGATCGCTGTCGTTGCTTTGTCCAAAATTGACTCCGCGGGACTTACGCGAGCATTGACCGCAATGACGGTAATGTTCACTCAGCTGGGTGCAGGTCTGTTCGCACTTGAGAAGACGATGAGTGACACCAAACTGGCTAAGCTATATTTGGTCACTGGTGCCCTGTCTCTTCTCGCCATCGCGATCGATCTATTGACCATATCCGTCAAGAGCCTGTCGGGCCTTAAGTGGGATGAACTCGCTAAGGGTCTCGCCGGCACGATGGGTCTTCTGGCTGCATTGACAATCACGATGAAGCTGATGCCTTCGCCAGTGGGAATGATCGGTACAGCCTCAGGTCTAGTTATCCTGTCGGCCGCTATCTATCTCCTCACAAAGTCAGTAACAGCTCTTGATGGATTGTCCTGGCAGGAGATGGCTAAGGGACTCTCGGGCGTAGCCGCTCTATTGCTCTCGTTGGCTCTCTTCACCAAGTTCGCAGCAGCTGACGCCGGCGGTATATCTCAAGGTGCTGGAATCGCCCTGCTTGCTCTTGGAATCAAACTATTAGCTAGTGCACTAAAGGATTTCTCGCAGTTCTCTTGGCAGGAAATCGCCAAGGGTGTTTCAACTCTTGCTGGAGCATTAGTCGGAATAGCTCTTGCTTTGAAATTGATGCCACCGAACACGGTTCTTTCTGCGGCATCTATATTGATAGTAGCTAGTTCTCTTGGCTTGATCGGTGACGCTATAGCCAAAATGGGATCGTTTAAGGGAAAAACGATCGCTAAAGGACTTTCTACTCTCGCAGGGGCACTCTTCATCATTGCAGGTGCTCTAGATTCACTTCCATCCTCATCTCTTCTCTCAGCCGCAGCTATTCTAATCGTTGCTGCGTCGTTGAGTATCATCACGGATGCTCTACAAGATATGTCGAAGATGAGTTGGAAAGAGATAGCCAAGGGACTACTTGTCCTGGCGGCCTCTCTAAACATCATAGCTATAACAATGGACGTCATGACCGAAGCACTTCCGGGCGCGGCGGCATTGCTTATAGTAGCAGCTTCTCTAGCTATATTGGCACCCATTCTACTTCTCTTTGGTAGTATGTCTTGGAGTGAAATTCTAAAAGGCTTAACTACTTTAGCCGGAGTCTTTGTTATTCTCGGTGTAGCCGGCCTCGCATTAACGCCTGTAGTACCAATCTTGCTCGGTCTCGGTGTGGCTATCACTCTTCTAGGAGTGGGAATAGCTCTTGCTGGCGTTGGTGTATTGGCATTCTCAGCAGGTTTAACTGCGATTTCTATCGCAGGCGCCGGTGCAGCAATTGCGTTGGTAGCGATTGTAAGCGCCATGCTCGGCATACTTCCGCAAGTAGCAACAGCACTTGGTTTAGCTGTTGTTGCGTTCGCTAAAGTTATAGCTGTATCTGGACCAGCAATCACAGGAGCAATCACAGCTGTTCTATTGGCAGTAATTAATGCCATCGCAACTTTAGCGCCTAAAATCATCAGCACGTTCGTAATCCTTATTGAGGATCTACTAAAAGCTGCATTGGCTTTAGCACCGAAGATTATATCTACAGGTCTTCAACTCTTACTTGATTTCCTACAAGGTATTGCGAATAATATCGGTAAAGTCGTTACCGCAGGAGCTAACATCATTGTTAACTTCCTGAACGGCGTGTCGGCAAATCTTCCAAAGATTATCGACGCTGGCTTTAAGATGATCATTAGTTTCATTAATGGCATCGCCGATTCAATTCGCGAAAATCAACAGGCGTTGAATGATGCTGCAGTAAATCTGGGTAAAGCTATAATCAGTGGTATGACCTTTGGTCTACTCGGTGGTAAGAGTAAGGTTACCGGAGCGGCTGAGGACGTAGCTAAAGCAGCTCTTTCGGCTGCGAACAAAGCACTTGGGATCAATTCGCCATCCAAAGAGTTCTATAAGAGTGGCGTATTCTCAGCACAAGGTATGGTTAATGGTCTGGATGATATGTCTGGTGCTGTAGCTAAAGCCGCGGAAGGCGTTGGTAACGACGCTTTGGATGCTCTAGGTCAGACCTTGAGTGGCGTTAGTGATTTGATGAGTAGTGGAATAGATTTGAATCCGACCATCACGCCAGTACTGGATCTCAGTAGCATCAAGAAGAACTCAAGTCAAATTGGAAGTTTGTTGGCTGTAAAGCCGATCTCCATAGATTCATCTCTCGCAAGTGCCAAGGCTGCCTCCGCGGATATTTCGTCCAATCAAGACGATCTTGGTACTGCTTCTGACACACCTGAGGGTAGTGGCAACACCATCTACAACCAGTACAACAGTTCGCCGAAGGCGTTGTCTGAGGTTGAGATCTACCGTCAAACGAAGAACCAACTATCAGTTGCGAAGGGAGCTCTGCCTAAACCATGATCACCAAGGTCGAAGTTATAAACGCGCAGGGCGATCTTCTTAGCCTTCCATTGGACGATTATTCCTCTGGTTTGGCGCTGGAAGATGTCGGTGGATTAGACCCAGTCAAGGCGACGATCACGTCGACCAGTTTCGCCAATCAAGACGGAACTCAGTACAACTCAGCAAGACGTGAAGCTCGTAATCTCACGATGAAGATCGGCATGTTTCCGGACTACAGCACGAACACTGTTCGTGATCTGAGGAATCGTCTGTATGCATTTCTGATGCCAAAGACGTCGGCAACATACAAAATATATGACGATAGCGATCTTACGGTCACCATCTCAGGGCGAGTTGAATCTTTGGATGCGCCGCTCTTTGTGAAGGAACCGGAAGCGAATCTTTCGATCATCTGTTTTGATCCGGACTTCATCGATCTAGTTCCACTCGAGGTCGATTCCAGCACGGTCACAGACTCTACGAACACGACAATTCCATATCCTGGAACGGTCGAAGTTGGTGTTTCGTTGGTCTTGAACGTCAACCGCACGCTGGGATCGTTCTCGATCTACCACACGGCTCCGGACGGATCTACTCGTACCACGAACGTGACTGCCTCCTTGGTTGCCGATGATGTGTTGACTATCAATACTGTCACCGGCGCCAAGGGCGCTTCACTGAATCATGGTGGAGCGGTCAGTTCGCTTCTGTGGGGTCTAGACAAACCGGTTCAGTGGATTGAGTTGCAGCCTGGTGGTGATAACTACATCCGTGTAGTCGCCGCCGGCGCTGCGATTCCATATTCTGTTGTGTACACGCCTAGGTATGGAGGATTGTAATGGAGGTGTATATCCTCGACGATCTCCTCCGTCGTGACACGGTAATCGACGTATGGGTGTCCTTTATTTGGACTGAGCGGTTCTACTCAATTGGTGATTTCCAGTTGGTTGTGGCCGCTTCCCTCCAGGCTAAGAATGCCTTCACCAAGGGCACTCAGCTCGCCATGAGCGAGTCGGACTATATCATGGTGGTTGAGACAGTCGAGGATGACACCTCTGCTGATGGAGTGGCAACCATCAAGATTACCGGTCCTGCGTTCGAGAATATTCTCGACAATCGAGTTGCTCGAGATGCGCTGTCAGATCTAACCACTGATCCTAAGTGGATTCTCACGGACACTCCGATCAACATCGCGACCCAGATCTTCCACGATATTTGTGTGACAGGAGTTCTCGACGCGGCAGACGTAATCCCTTATATCAACGAGGGAACGATATATCCACCGGACACGATTCCACCGTCCGCGGATACGATCACGTACGAGATGGACTTGCAGTCGGTCTATACAGCGATTGCTACCTTGTGTGTGCAATACAACATGGGGTTCCGAATTGTCCGTGATGGCGATACTTCTGCGTTATATTTCAACATCTATACCGGAAGCGATCGGACAACGGCTCAGCATGATCTGCCGGCAGTGGTGTTCAGTCCAGACATGGACAATCTACAGAACACTTCAGCTCTAACGTCCATCGCCTTGTACAAGAACGTTGTGTACGTAATCTCTCCGGTGGGTAGTGAAGTTGTATACGCATTGGACGTCGATTCATCAACAGTGGGTTATGACCGTCGAGTGTTGTTCATCAAGGCGGATGACATTACTGACCCGGACCCACCCACTGCATCGGCTTTAATGATCCAGCGAGGTACTGACGAACTGGCTAAGGCTCGTCAGGTCACGGCGTTCGATGGTGAGATTCCCCAGAGTTCGCAGTACGTCTACGGACGTGACTATCATCTGGGTGACTTGTTAGAACGCCGGGATGAGTACGACGAAACAACGATCGTACAAGTTACCGAACAGATATTTACGTCCGACTCAACTGGTGATCACTCATATCCAACTCTCACGGCTTACGAGTTCGTGACGTCTGGTAGCTGGAACGATACTGCTTACAATATCGACTGGGATACTGTCGATACCGCCCTCGATTGGGATGACGCATAGGAGGTAAGTAATGGCTATTGGCGATGATGCTACTGCCGCCGGTTATCCACTTGTTCCCAGTTCGGGCGCTGTGGGTAGTCCCGGTAAGGTGCGACAGGGCTGGCAGGAACTAAACCGTACACGAGACTTCATTGCCCAAGTGAAGGCTCTAATTCCCACTAGCAAGGCGGCATATCGGACTGCTGGTGGCATCACCTCTGGCACGCTTGCTCCTAGTGGTGGTACGGACGGCGATATTTACCTGCAGATAATTCCTTAGGAGGTGAATGATGCCCAGGCTTTCAGGTACCTCTAACAACGGGTCGTTCTTGTATGTCGACTATACTCTTGGTACTCCGAACGTCCCGGGCAACTACACCGACGTTTCGTGGACTGTGGGTGTGCACTGGGGTACGTACTACTTCAACATTCATAAAGCCTCAGTTCGGATGTCTACCACACTCGGTAGCGTGAGTGGAACTACCGGAACGGGTACGTACGAGTCAGGTTGGCCGATCTCTGGGGCTGGTCCCAATCGAGATCACGCCTTCAAATCTGGTACCACCCGAGTTACGCACAATGCAGCCGGCAATGGAAATATTGTCTTCAATGGCTCAGCCCAATGGGATACCCCAGACGATTTCACCTCGACCTTGTCGAAGACAGTTGCCCTAACTCTGATCCCGAAGGTTCCAGTTGCACCAGCGATACCAACGATATCTGGCATCCTGCCTACAAGCGCAATTGTCACTTGGGTTGCGCCAGCTAATGGTGGTTCAGCCATCACAGATTACGATGTTGGATATTCACTGACACCAACGTCGCCACCAGTACCAACGACGGTTGTGTCCGGAACTTCGCCGCTAACGATCACGGGTCTTATTCCAG